CGTTGGCGTGAGCAATTTCATTGAGGCGCTATTGCCGTAGTATGGCTCGTTAAGTGCAAAGGGAGAGGTTTTCACGAATGCAGAAATAAAGCGGCAATACTGATGCTCGCCGCGAAGCTTTTCTGCGCCACGCGCCGCATAACTGCAGATAGCCTGGCGCATCTGTTCGTACTCGGTAACGCGTTCGCCGAACGAACGACTACAGACGATTTCCTGCTTTGCCGGCGCAAACTCCTCCAGATCAAGACATGGTTCGCCGCGCAGCTCCCGAACCGTTCGCTCCAGGACGACATTGAAGTGCTTTCGAATAATCCACGTACTCTGCTCAGATAGGTCCAGAGCCGTTTTGATACCCATGGCGTTTAGCTTCTTGCTTATGCGCCTGCCAACGCCCCACACATCCTCTACAGGCACGATAGTCAACAACCGACGTTGCCGGTCGATATTGGACAAATCAACCACCCCGCCAGTCTGCCTCTGCCATTTCTTGGCGGCGTGGTTTGCCAGCTTAGCGAGCGTTTTAGTCTGCGCGATGCCAACCCCGACAGTCAGATGTGTACGCTTCAGAACTGTCGCGCGGATCTCTTTGCCGAACTCCGTCAGGTCCCGGCAATTCCTGACGCCTGTCAGGTCGCAAAAAGCTTCATCAATACTATAAATTGCGACGCGGGGGCTCATTTCCTCAAGCGTCGTCATTACCCGATTCGACATATCAGCGTAAAGCTCGTAATTACTGCTGAAGCAAACAACGCCAGCGCGCCGAAATAAGTCCTTTTGCTTGAAGAAAGGCTCTCCCATTGTAATTCCAGCGGCCTTGGCCTCGGCACTGCGCGCGATTACGCAGCCATCATTGTTCGAGAGAACAACAACCGGGCGCCCTCTCAGATCTGGCCTGAACACCGTCTCGCATGATGCGTAGAACGAATTCACATCACAGAGCGCAAACATGTTCAGCTCGCAGATTTAACGATGAAAGTCACGACGCCGAACACATCGAGCGTGTCCTCGCTACCGACAATGATCGGTGAGTAAGCGCTATTCATCGGAATTAGCTGGACTGTCGGGCGCAGCTGCAGGCGCTTAACAGTGAACTCCCCTTCCACAGCGGCGATGACAATGTCACCATGCTCAGCGGTACGCGAGCTATCCACCACCAGCAGATCGCCGTCGCTGATCCCGGCCTCAATCATCGAGTCGCCGGCGGCTTTTACGAAATACGTTGAGCTAGGATGGGACACAAGCAACTCATTGAGATCGATACGCTGCTCCACGTAGTCGGCTGCCGGGCTTGGGAACCCGCATTGCACCAAATCGCTGAACAGTGGGATAGCAATAATTTCGCGTAACTCTGCCGGTCTGAAGAACTCCATGATGCTCACCTCGAATACTGTTTTTATATACAGTAGTTTCATCTGAGGCGCTGATCAAGACGGGCATTCGTGTGTGGCTGGCTACTTCATAGCCGCTTCGTTTCTAAGCCTGTAACGCTGTTGGAATTTTGGTGTTTGTAAATTTCAGGAAGAAATGCGCTGATCGCTCATTTTAAATACTACATGAAGGGGTTGTTGTCTGCTGATACCCTATGAATAGTGTGCGTTACAACACCGACAAGTCGAACGTCATCCAATGACTCACCCTCGATGGATTCACCATCATCAGTTATGAGCGAGTCACCGGCCCAGTACGCATGCTGCTGGCGGCCGCAAAACCAGATAAGCAAAGTGTCTCCGCGCTTGAATTGTGCTCGGTTATCAATGACATCATAGCCTTCCTGCGTTTCGACAATGCTTGCTGATGGCGGAAGAAATTGCTCTGTTGCTACAACAAAAGCGGCTTGCATGTTTGCTGACGGACTCGGGAATCCCATGACGCCCCTCCAATCTAAACTGTATATGTATACAGTATTATTGATCGGTGGCGTCGATCAAGAGCCATGCATAAAAAAGCCCACATCGGTGGGCTCTGGAGCATCACTTCTTTGTGAACCTGTCTTTCATCCTGAGGAATGGAAGCTCAAAAAACTTAAATGAAAGTGCAGAAATTGCGATAGTAAGGGCCAGTTTAGATGCCAAAACCATTGGCCCAGTTATCCACAATAAATGACCACGGTACTGCAGTGAGTCCACAACCTGAATTGCAAATGGATGCCACAGGTATAGCCCATAACTTATCTTCCCAAGATAAATTAATGGTGCAATGGTAAGGAATTTAGCTTTCACTACCCCAGAAGCGATGACCCCTATTACACCTGCAAATAAAATGCTTGATGAAAGGTAAAGACTTTGATTAGCCGCTTCAATCCCTTTGTGCCAACCATATATAAGCACACCAAATTTAACTACCGATATGAACCAGAACAGGCCCACAGCAAGTAATGCGCATGAAAATATTTTCATTGCTCTTTTATTTACAGAGATAACAGCAATGATAGCTCCAATTAGTAGCGTATCCATTGTTGAGAATAGAGGAGCAAAAGAAACTATTGAAGTGTATTCAGCAAGGTAAAATCTTGATGCAATCGCCACACATGAAAGCATTATGGCTGAAATAATAATAAGATTCCTGTTGCAAAGAAAAACAACAAGCGGCCAGAGTAAATAAAATTGCTCTTCAACAGCCAAAGACCACGTGTGACCAAACTCCTGCCCTGGAACATACGCAAATCCATTCCATGCCATTGTGTAATTCTGCAAATAAAAGACATAATAAAGCCAGTTATTCACTCCCTGAACATCAAAGTATAGGCAATAGATGAATACTATAAAAATATAAAGATAATATAACGGAAATATTCTAAGACTTCTTCTTATATAGAAGTTAGAGAAGAAGTTATTACTTTCCTTTGATTCAATAAGTATCCTGGTGATAAGAAACCCGGATAAAACGAAGAAAAAAGAAACCCCTAGCCAACCCATACCAAAGCCAGGGACTCCCAGATGGTAAAGTATTACACCCAATACACTAAACGCCCTTAATCCATCAAGTTGTTGAATGTGCTTCATTTTCTAACATCACAAAATTTAAAGATTGAGCGATGATAGCACACATTCAACAACCTTTAACTATGAAACTAACCTATCTGCTGCAACACACTAATGCCAGCATTAACACATTTAAATATTGCGGTATGGTATTGACCAAGAGAATAGTTAGTTGCCCCAGCGGTAAGGATGTTATCTGATGAGTATGCAATGACACTACCAGTGTTGTTTGTAGTTATCATTACATCGCGCCCATATGGAGCGCCATAAATATGACTAATGGTAACATTATTAGAAGCTATTCTTAATTGTGCGTTCGGTGGGTAATTTGTCAGGTCAATATCACCTGAGGCAGTAATATTAACATACTTGACACCATACCCATCAAATCCATTTACTGTGGCGGCATTATCAAGATACTTGCAAACAGAGTTAGATTCATCATATGAGTTACCGACTGCTTGACAAGCTCCTCCAAGAAGAAATCCAGATGACCGTTTGACACCATTGTCCGTTCCTATGAATCCTATGGTGTTATTTGATGCATGACCTCCAACATACATTCCGTTTAGCCTGGTTGTATCAGCATCAATCTGAATCGCGTAAGTCGTATCGCTAACCTTTCCTTTTTTAATATAAAGCGATTGTTTGGATGGGTTCATTTTATACAAATGACCGCCCCGGAAGTTAACATGGTCACCTGAGAAATAACCGAAATCAACACTCCCTTCAGGAGCAATTACAGACTCACCTGAAAAGTCAATATAATTGCCAGTGCTAGAAATAAAGTAAGGAACACTTCCACGGTCTTGAGAGTTTTTAGTAGCTAAGAAGGCTGCGTCCACCGGAACGTACGTATTGTTACTAAATTGAAGTCTGTAGCTATTTCCAAGATCTATGCAGGCACTAGCATAATGGTATCTGTCATCATCAGTGACACCATCTACAGCAGGTCTTGCTACTTCAAAATGACAATGACTCCAGGACCAGTTCCAGCAATTGTTAAGTTTGAGCATGTACGGCGTAAGCTCGTAATGACAACCATCCCAATATACATAATTTGATTCTGAAATGCATGTTACCGCAGGATTAGTCTGATTACCGCTGCTAAGGAATGAACAGTTTGTAAAATACGTATCCTGTATATAGCCAAGTTCTAAAGCCTGATTGGGGAACTTCTGGATATTAACCCCTGATACAATACCCATCCACCCAATAGCATTAAGATACAGTCCTTTGTCACATTGCCCCTGTACGCCCCAAATGGCAAAATCTCTGAGGGTAAGGCCAAAGCAATATTTTGCGGGAGAAATAGATAATGTCCGGCCAGAAGTGACTTTTGAATTGATAACTGTACCCCTGACAGGAGATGGCGAATGGTTTGTTGCAGAAACATCCCTCAACCCCTGGGCCCCTTCACCATACATTGATACGGCATAATCCGCTAAAATAGTTGAATTAACAACATACTGGCCTGATGGGATAAAAACCGCTGCATTGATAGTTTTTGCTGCGTTAATAGCAGCCTGGATAGCAGCATAGTCCTGCGTCTGGCTAAGGGAGGTCACAAACGGATAGATTGCTTGTGCGGATGCGAGTGACGGGAATACCTCACTCAGTGGATGATCGCTTCCATCCCCCTTGGCTCCAAAATCTTTAACGTTTATTACATCTTTATTTTTGTCGTGTTGAGTTCTTGCAACGGCACCAGTAAATGGTTGCTTAACTGTAATTAATGAATCGCCTTTATTGCTCATCGCGCTCGCAAGATCCTTGCGAAGAACATCGCTGACTTCAACAGGCTGCCATTTCCCTTCTCCAGTTCCGCCAGCCGAAGATGGTGTAGAGCCTGACGGAACGGTTTTTGGCAAGGTTTCCAGGTCATCCCATCGGTACCAAATATTTGTACTTTCATCCTGCAATAGGTCGCCAGCAGATGTCACAGTACCACCGATCTGGAAAGACCCTTTGAGACTCCATCCGAGGTTATAGATTTGCTGCAGTGCCAATTGCCTAAGCCCTTCAATCGTGTAATGGGCATTACCAAAACGATCGATGTATTGCTGAACTAATGAAGTCGCGAACTCGTCAATTTTTCCCGCGTTAAATTTCAGGTCTCGAGGAGATTCGCTTGGTACAGCATTTTGAGTAGGTTGCGTAGCCATATTGATTCCATAAAAAAACCCGGCGCGGTGGCCGGGTTGGGGTGATCGGGATGGGGCTTATTGGTAAATCAGATCGCTATACTCGGCGAGGGTTAATGCAGTGCTGCCTTTTCCGTCTGGTTGTTTAGCCGTGATAGTCCACTGCCCTGCATCAAGTTCCTGAGTAGTGGCAATGACGTATCGGGAAGGTGACTGGACATCGAAACCATCAAACAGATTGAGCTCAATATTCGGGATTGCTGCCGAAAAGCCGAACGCAGTATCAGCACGCGGAGAAGCCGGGTATCGCGCCGTGGTGGCGCCGAACGAATCCGTGACCTGCACAAACATGGTTCCGGAGAAGTTGATTCGTTCACTCGTCTCGAAGTCATTCCCGACCCGCGACACGATATAACCGGCCTGCTGGTTGGTGTCGTATGTGTCCGGCACCTGAACCATATCGCCAATGTTTACCCACTCTCCGTCCGCCATTGCTGTTACCTGCATGGTCATGCGGGAGTAGATAAGCCGCTTGCACTCGCGCAGCGCGCGCTCCGCAGCCTGGAACCTGTTCCTGACGTACAGCATTTCGAACTTCTTCGCCTTGGCCGGCGATCCTTCAATGATGGAATTTCCGGATATCCGGTATCGGACAAAGTCCTGCTTATTGGTGTCCGGGTTGCGATACTGCACTTCAACACCGTCATAGCCGCCAGGGAGCGTCATGTCGTAGGAGAGCGAGTAACCATCTGGTTTGGTATTCGAGCGGTTGAATATCGTGGCCGCAGATGTCTTTTTTCCGTCTCTGGTGAATGACAGCACGCCGTTGTCGTCGTAAACCGAGACGCTGGCAGCGTCACAGATGGTCTCCATTCGCGAACCGAGCGACACATCCTCATCGTCAAAGGTGAAATCGAAATACCCCAGACGCGGGTCAATAGCGTCGATTTCAGCCTGGATCTGGTACAGGCCATAAATATCAATGCTCGACTCCGGCTGCTGCCCGACCATCAGCCAGTTAAACAGCGCAATATCTGCAAACTTGCGCGATGGCCTGAGCGTGTAGTCGACCTGCTGCGTCGTCATGTTGTAGCTGATGACGTGGCGGGTGATCAGTGCGTTGTACTTCCTGTCGCGCCCGCTTGTGGCGTTCTCAGTAGCGCGAACCTTCACCATTACCAGCGAATCTTCAGCGTGAACGACGTTCGTCCTGACGTTTACAGCATGAATCTCTTCGACCTGCAACTTGCTCGCGTCGCTGCTGTTATCCGTCCTCTGGAAGGTGATCGCATAGCGCCCAAACCCGCCAGCCGGGGTGAGCTTGTCAGTCCGATTAAACGTCTCCGACATGTAGTCGTGCGGCGTCGTCTGCCGATAGGTGAACGTCTGTTCCGTTCCCGGGATCAGGTTGTTGTCATTGTCCACTTTCCAGATGTTTACAACCCAGTTCGTTTCGCTGTTACCGCCGAGCCCGGAGTTAGTATGCAGCCACAACTGGCTTGAAGGTATAGGGGAGAAAAACGGACCGACGATCAGCGCGGCGTTATCGTTCAGAATGAACTTCGTCGTGTTGATTGTTGCGTCCTGAATTGGGATTGACGGACCATTCAGGTTGTCGAACGTGAAAGTGTAATAGTAAACAGGACTTACAACAGACCCATCGTTTGTCTCCGCAAAGCTGATAAGGCGCCCAGACAGCGTGACATCTTCCGTTCTAGTTCCGCCGGTGATCGGGTACGTCACATTGATAGTGAACGTGACCGGGTGCGGGAAAGTCAGGTCAGCGAAGTAGTCGAAGCCCGCCTGTTTAACGATTTTCATCGCTATCTGTCCGCCAGCGTATACGCCGCTGATGATGGTGTTTGCCGTCGCCGTCTCGATCGGGAAATCGTCGCTTTCGTTAAGGCCTGGCACTTCCTGTCCGTCGACATCATCGAACTGATAGCCCTCATTCACGACCGGGATGACATCGCCTGGCTGGTAAATGGTATAGCTGGCACCGGCCATCGATCCAAGGTTCGACTCAGAGAAACGTACTGACGTTACGTCATATTTCCCCAGGCCGAACACCATCAGCTCAGTGATGTATTTCAGGTTGCTGATATATTCAAAGAGCGACTCCTGAGCCAAATCCGGGAAAGAGCGGACCTGGCCGAAATTATCCGGCTTGGCTTCGCCATTTCGCGCGATGTTAGTCTGCCCCTTCAGGCTGTTATTAGGTGAGGTCTTACTATTCCCGCCGCCAGCATTCGTATTTGGCTTCGGCATCAGCGAAGACAACACCTTTTGGGTGAACTTGATCGGGTTCAGGTGCTCGAGTGGGTTCAGCAGCGTTCCGACAAGTCCGCCGCCCTTCGGCTGGTCGAAAATGATTACCCGGTCGTCGTCCTGTAGTGCAAACTCCAGTTCATCATCGGGCTGCAGTTCTTTTCCGTTAACGTTGATGCGGATATCGCGGTGAAAACTTTCCTGCTCAAGCCATTCTGAAAATACTGTGCCGCTTTTAACTACCGCCCGATCCTTCGGCATCCCCGGAACGCGCTGAATCTCGATTACCGGCATAGGTGTAAAACTCCACTCTGGTGAATAGCTTCTGAATTGTCCGGATGGCGTCGAACCGGACGTGTCCATTTTCCCCGCGGCTGTGCAGCGCGCGACCATCAACAATCAGGCCGACATGCACAGGCTGGCTGCCAACCCAGGCGACGAAGATCCCGCTCTCAGTGAACGTGGCGCCCGGCTGCCAGAAGACAACGCCAGAGTCATAGCACGTCATGAAGTCGCACCCGGATTCGTAATCCACAGTCTGGTGAATCTCGATCCCCAGAACGTGGCGGTAATAGAGCACCACCAGGCCCCAGCAGTCAGCAGCGTCAAAGCTGCAGGCGCGGTTACTCCAGGGGACGCCTTCCACACGGGATATAAACTCGTCTTTAAGCATTCTGGAGACCCGGATATTCTTCGACGGTGTACAGCCGCCCGACGTTGCGATTGAGAGGGTTAACGCGCGTCAGGCTGCACGTCACGTCTTTATCGTCCATCGAGCAGTCGCTGACGTAGAGTGTCCACGACTTGATGGCAGTCGTCATGTCAGCTGCGTCAAACTGCTGGTACGTCGCCGAGATGGGCGTTATGCGCGAGTAGGCTTTCCACTGCTTGAGTTGCTGCTTGAAGTCCTGCGCCAGCCGGCCAAATTTGACGGTGCTGTCAAGGATCGGCGTGTTGCTCTGCTGGCTTTCGGTTAACTCCATGCGGCATGGGGTGTAGACCTGGCCGCCAAGCGTTTTGGGAAAAATCTGGTTATTAACGAGCCTGATATAGCCAAAGACCGGGCTGTAAAACGTGATAGTTTCGTACAGGATTCGGTTTGGCCTTCGGCTCTGAAATTCTCTGAGCGTCGGCATTATGGCACCTTCGGTAAGCTCTCCGGGTCGCGCCCGTCAGGATAGCCAGTGACAACGATATCCAGCCATGAGGCCCATGGTGGCGGAAGCTCAATGATGATGTCGTCAAACTCGTCATCTGAGTTAACCAGCTCGCGCGCAATGACATCACCGCTCCACGTGAAAATGGACCCGGACTGTGACCACGACGGCCAGGAGAGAAAGTGTAATTCCTGCACCTCGAAACCGGAGTCTCCTGTCCCGGTGCCGAGCGGCATCGTGAACCACTGATTACAGTTGTCGAGGTAGTTCGGGCTGCGCAACCACTGCATGAATGCACGGTGCTGGTCCTGTGTGAAGATCCACGTCAGCGAGACAGACGTCTTCAGATCGTCGGTTAATTTCTGGAATACCGGCGCGCCGACCGTCGGCTGGTCGACGCGAAACCCGGTATCGGTAGTGGGTGATTTCCCTTTCTGGGCCAGCGGCAACCAGTCAGGGTACGGAATTGGCATGTTATCCCCTTGCTTTGCGTGGTGCCTGGTGATTTTGCTGGATAGCCTGGCCGATGCGACCACCCTGGCTGATATCGGCAACAATCATATCGATCGTCACTCCATTGCCGTTCTGGGTCGCCTGCGCGTCGACAGTTGCACCGGTATAGTTCTGAATGTTGATAGTGACAGGCACGGAACTACCGCCGGCACCGGAATTCATCTGCTTGTTGCTGATGACTTTCCCGTTGTCGCCGGGGATCATGTACTGGCTGCCATTGTTGGCCTGGTAGATTTCAGGCATGCCGCCCTCACCAACCTGATACGTACGTCCAGCCGATACCGGGCCACCGTTCTTACGCTTGCCAGCAATACCACCAGCCATCGCCATAGCCGCGATAAGGGCAGCAATACCGATAGCCGCTGCGCCGCCGAAAGAACCGATTGATGCAACGGCTGCTGCTGGCGTCCAGACTGCCATTGTTGTCGTGGCCGCCGCGGTGCTTGCCGCAGTGGTTGTCGCTAAACCAGCAGTTTGCGCCGCAGTAGTTGTGGCAATGGCTGAGGTTTGTGCAGCCGCACCCATCACGGCAGATTTAACCCAGTCTACGCCCATCTGAACGAAGCCGTTAATCAGGCTATTCAGGGCGTTGCTGGCGAGAGATTGCATTGCCTCCTGCGCCGACATGCTACCGGTGATGATGCCGGTTAAGGCATTGGAAGCATTGCCTGCGAGAGAGTCAAAGCTCGCGGCCAGCAACTCATTACCCATACTCTGGTTGCGGAAAATCTCCCACTGGGCAGCGATGCGCGCCTGCTCATACTTCGTGTCAGTTGCAGCACGCAATGCCATGGCATTCTGGTGAGTAATCAGCCCTTGCTGCTCGTATGACTGTATAAGCGCGAGTTTCTTTGCGTTCTCGTTAGCCAGCTGCTGAACAGGGTCAACTCCGCCGACAGCCTCTTGCTGTGGCGTTACAGCCTGTTGTGCCTGTATTTTCGCGAGGTTAGCCTGGTGCGTTGCCGCCAGTCGTTCTGAGGTCTGGTTGTACTGCTCCTGGCTGATTTTCTTCGCTGCCAGCGCCGTATTCAGATCCTCAACATCCTGTTTGTAACTGGCGTTCTCAGCCGCTTCAGGGAGAAGCTTCTGGGCTGCAGCTTCAGCTTTGATGGCGTTGGCTGTATCCCATTTTTTTGCCGCATACTGACCGGCTAGCGCTATCTGCTCTTTAGTGGCTCCTTTCCCGAGCGACTGCTGCGCAGTCAGGATGGCCTGCTCGCGACTCAGCTTATTCGTTGAGTCAGCGGCAAGCTCTGATTGCTGTTTCAGGTTCGCCAGCTTCTGGGCAATAGAATCAGCCTGTGACGCGCCCTTCTTCTGCTCTGACTGAAGCGACTTCTGCGCCTGCGTATTTTTGTACGTAGCTGCAGCATCGTCTTCCATTTGCTTCGCGTGCGGATCATCCTTCGCAAACCCGGCATCTTCGGCGGCGTATTGCGCCTGCAAGCGTGCGCGGGCCTCGCCCTGTAGTTTCGACAGAGCAAGGTTTCGCTCAGACTGCTTGATGAGGTTCTTCTGCCCGGCCGTGAGGTTGTCAGTGGACTTGTTCAGGCTGTCGACGTTTATCTTCGCGTTGGCTGCTTCTCTCGCCAGATCGACAAGTTTACCAGCCAGCTCAGCAATGGCTGACTGCCCATCTTTGGATGAGGACTGCATTTCCTGGAGTTTTTTCGCCAGTTCCTGAAGTGCTTCTGGTGAAGGGTTATTGCTCAGGTCTGATAGTTCTCTTGCCAGATCAAACGCTGACTGCTTGCTGATGCCCAGACGAGAAGAAAGCGTGCTCACCGTTGAGGACAGCGAGTTCACAATACCAGAGGCATATTGACCCTGGCTGTTGGCCTGTTGAATGGCCTGGCTCCAGTCTGTGGTGGTAACACCAAGCGCAGAAAGCTCATCGTTGAACTTTTTGATGCTGGGAGACGCACCGCCCACTGCCGCCAGTGCGCGATCGCCTAACGTGATGAAAGCATCAGACGCGTCGCTAATGGCCTTAGGTATCTTCGAGATGGCCTGGTTATACTCCAGCAGCGCCTGATTACGGAGCAGTGTTGCCACGTCGGCATTTACCCGCGCCAGGGCAGCATACTTGTCGGATAGAGCGGCCACGCCTTGCGAGGAAATGGTGATCACCTTATCCATCGCTTCAGCTGCGTCTTTCAGCGCATCCATGGCGTTCTTACCGCCATTCAGCGAAGTAATCAGCACGCCAGCCAGCACAGAGCTAAGCGCTATTATGGCGCCCACCACGGCTCCTCCAGGACCGAACGCCCCGGCAAGTTGTGACCCCTGTTGCGCGAACGCCACCAGCGCAGACTGCCCACCCTGCACCTGCACGATGAAGTCCTGAACCTGGTACCCGGCCTGCTGCATGCTGGTTTTCCAGCTACCAGTGCCTTTTGCACCATTTTCAACGCCAGTCTTCATGTCATACAGGCGACCAGTCAGCTCGCCGATTTTCTGCTTCTCTTCGTCGGTGGCTTTCGATCCTGCACGCAACTGCGCAGCCAGAACTGCGGCACTACGCGCGCCATTTTCCTGCGCTTCGTCCAGCACAGCCAGCTGGTTACCCAGCGCTTCGATGATGGATTCTGCTCGGCTGAATTCACTGCTCGCGCCGCCGGTACCGCTGCGGGCCTCTTCCATTGCGCGGGCTATGCCGCTCACGTTGGTGTTCAGCTTGCGCAGCTGGTTGTCCATGGAGTTGGCATAACCGGCCAGTTCAGTAAACGCGGATCCAGTTTGAGACGTACTCTGGTCGAGGTTATCCATTCCCTTGCCTGACTGCTGGGCTGCAGCATCCAGTTTATCCAGAGCATCAATGGCCTGTTTCCCGCCCTGCAGCAGCGGCTCAACGTCGGCGCTGATTTCATAAACGATGCTACCGGCGTTCTTCTCACCTGCCATGTCATTCTCCGGTTATTGCTTTGCTTTTGCCCTGCGTGCGGCCTGTTTAGCCAGGTATTCGTCGGCGATGCTGTCGTACTCTTCACGAGTGAAGCCTTTCTGGTCTGGGTATTTCGCCGCCAGCAGCATCTGGAATTCGGTCATCGTTAACTGAGAGGCTTCGGCGCGGTTCATCTCAAAGTGGCTACGAGCCGCGCTGATGTAATCGAAGGCTTTAAATTCGTTCGTTCTCGCGCCCGTTTCGTGGCGCTGCAGCTGGCGAACTTTAGCTTTGCCGACGACGCCGTGCTGCATGAGGTGCTGCGCCAGCACGATTATGTCGTTCTTCGGCATCTGGCCCGGGCGGTAGACGACGCAGTGTCGCCAACCCTTCCACTCGCCAATCATTGGCGTCAGATCGTCATCGCAGCATGCCTGCAGCACCAGCATGCTCGTTGATAACAGCTTCTCAGCAGCGCGATTGAATGATGGAGATAGCCAGGCCGGGAAACGCCCCAGCGTGCCTGCGCACACCTCAATGAGCTGAGCGACATCATTGCCGTGGATGGTGGCGTACGCCTGCACAATCTCTTCCGGAGTGCCGATCCTCGTCATAGCCTCGAATGAAGGTCGCAACAGGTAGTCTTTCCCGCCTTCGCGGCTGTCGCTGATGGAAAGTTCGCCAATATCGGTTAAAGCGGTCATAGGCCTTCCAGTAAACGGTCATTATCAAGGGCAGCACGCCGCCCTTTGGAATGTCCGTTAGGTAACGGTAACCGTATGCACGGCCACAAAGTTTCCGTCTTCGGTGTTGATGATGATCTGCGCGCTGCCGGTGGCGACGCGCGTCACGGTAACGGTGTTGCCGGATGCGGTAGCCGTTGCTTTGGTCGCATCGGTAGTCGCTACAGTGAAGTCTTTATTGGTTGCGCCGGTTGGTGCGATATTCACCGTGAAGGTGCTGGTACCGCCTGCCGTGCCGGTGCTGGTTGTCGGGGTTACCGTCACGCCAGTCACAGCAACTGCAGTGATTTCGTTCACTTCGATGGTGCTTGCGTCGCCGACTTTGAACTCGGTAGAGAACGTGACGATGTCATTTGTGCCGCCGTCAGAGCTCAGCGCGGTGATGTTCATGTAGCCGATGAATTCAACCGGGCCATATTCCATTCGCACCCAGATGCCCGTTTGACGCTTGGCAGCAAGCTCGTCAGCAAAGTACTTAATGAATTTGCCGACGCCGTACTGATCTAGCTTATCCTTCTTGCGCACTTCACCTTCAAAACTGAAGGTAAGATCACTGTTGGTGATGATGGTCTCGACATAGCCGCCGCCGTCATCCGCATCAGAGGTGACCGAGTTCGGGTTGAAGTCGAAGCCCTTCGACGTACCAGCAGCCAGCGCCTTCCACTCAGATTCAAGTGGCTTGACGTCCGGGCAGCCATCGGCGACTTCCAGCACGACCGCACCGCCGAACAGGCGCTCGTTCGAGTTCTGGCAATTAGCCATGTGAAACTCCTCTTTGACGTATAAAAGAAAACCCGCCGGAGCGGGTTATTTGGTTGGGATGGCTATTCGCCGTAAGTGCAGGCGAACTGGAGTCGGAAGACTATTCGCCCTTCTTCTGTGAGTACCGGCGCGGGGATTGCGCCCATGTTCTGGATGTAGCCGACGCACTCGTCAGCCATGGGGTTTGCCTGAACGTAATCAACGATGCGCTGCACGGCATTGAGTGCGTCTTTGCGCTTGTCCTTCGCGCCGACGACGTCGACCAGGACGTGATACTCAGAGCCCAGGTCAGTACGGATATTCGAGCCGCCATTTGGCCTGAACACCATGATCGCCTTCGACAGGTCGCCCGGGTCGTCGTACATCAACTGCTGCACCGTGAAACCGGCAGTGAGCCCGGCATCGCCGAACATGTTGCGCACCCGCTCGTGCATCATGGGTGTCATAACGAAAGCTCCTTGCGCATCACCGCGTCAACGTTATCGCGCTCTTCATTCGCGCCTTTGGTCAGGAATTGAGGCTCGCCATGCGGATCCCAATAGTTGCCCGTTCCGGTACCGCCGCCGAACTGATGCCCGGAACGGGTCGTACCAAAGTGCGCGCGCGGCTGGCCTTTCAGCTTGCCTGACGCCTCATGAACATACGCGGCATAGTTCGCTGAGTAACCGACTCGCCCGGTGATGAGCACGCCGCCAGCGTCAATTTCCCGAAACTGGCTGTTAATCAGCGTGGAGGTATCGATCGGGGTGTAGTAGGCTGCCCGCGCACCGATGATAATCATCGCTGACTGCAGCGCGCGGATTACCTTTCGCCCCTTCACGTCGTTGATGACATCGTTCAGGTGCTTTTTCGCCTGGCTGATGCCCTTCACTTTGATGCCCATGGCTACACTCCTGTCAGGATGGCGTAATCATCCGCCAGGCGCTCGAACGTGTCGGCGTAGCGGATAACTTGCCGCACCTCGTCGGCACCGGCGACAACCGGGTCCGCTTCGGTCGAAACGCCAATCAGCAGGTAATCACCCGCGGCCGCCAGCGCGAACTCTGTCCAGACGGTATTCTTCACGACGATTTCGGCGCCCAGGCTGGCTAACTTCTTGCTGAGCCCGCCCTCGTAATCACAGAGGATTTGCTCAGGTTCCGCATAACCCAGCGGATCGCCGTATTCGTCATTGCCTTCCAGCTTGCGCCAGATGGTCGCTGTTGCGGTATAGCTCCAGTTCGCTACCGATGACATCAGCCCTCCTTCCAGCGCAGCACCTTTGCGCCGGTCGCCCGGATGCGCGGGCAGTTGATGAACCACTCGCCGTCCGATTTCACGTAGCCGGTAGTCTCCCGCCCGGTGTCGGTCATCACCCAGACGCGAGTGAACGAGCGCGGGAGTCCGTGCTTAACTGATTTGTACGTCATCAGCAGCCCCCGACCACCATGAACAGTCCTACGCTGTTACCAGCGCTGATTGGCAAATCACCGGTGCAACCGCTGGTATCGAGCCTGGCCAGCGAGTCGCGCAGCCAGGTAATGCTGTCGTCAGCATATTCAAACGAGCGGGACGCGCCGGACGGCGCACCCTGCGATTTGATGCGGCGCGCGCCGGACGACGTAGCCATAAGCGCGCCGGCATACATTAGGATCAGCTTCGCGGTGCACTCGTCATAACCCGCGCCATCAAGACACGGGATAATCTTGTTCACCACGCAGAGGATCGGATCCAGGAGCGCGCCCGGGATGGAGTAACCCAATTCACCGAGGAACGCCTGCACGTCTGCCGCTGTGATTGGGTCAGCCATGGTTATTTCGCCTTTTTCGATTTAGCGGAGGTGTCTGCCTGCTCTGCCTGCTCTGCCTGCTCTGCCTGCTCTGCCTGCTCTGCCTGCTCTGCCTGCTCTGCAGATTTATCGTCGGCGCCTGGCGTGGAGACTTCAAGCTCCTGCTCGTCGACTTCGCCAACCACTGAAACGCGCCCAGCGAAAGCTGGCGGCACATCAACCGCAACAAACTCATGACCAACCGGCAGTTGCTGGAATACGCCGTTAATCGTTCCCCAGCAACCAGCCTTCTCGACTTTTAACTTTTTCATGCTCTCTCCCGAAGAAAAGGGGCCGAAGCCCCTTAACCCTGTGCGTTGAACACTTTTGAACGACCGTTGAAATCGCGCTTAATCTGCAGACCGACAGCACTCCAGACCAGGGAGTTGTAGTTGTCGAAAGGATTCTGACGCGGGATCATGAAGGTGCCCACCGGCGCGGCGATGCGCGTTTTGATGTACTGCGAGTTGCGAACGTACGCAATGAAGTGGTTACCTGTCAGCTTAAAGGTCTGGTTGAACGACTCGATGCGGCCATAGCGCAGGATGTATTCCAGCACAGTGCCTTCTTTGAATCCGGCAGCATCGGAATACGGACGGTTCAGGTTGCGCATGATGTCCGGTGACGCCCACAGCTTAACCTTCTCCTGCACGTAGTTATCATCCAGAAGTTTGGCGAACGGGCCGGTGAAGAATGCCACTGATTCATCAGGAGTCGAGGTGGTCAGGTCAATATTCAGACCGGAGGCACTCAGATCCACCTGGTTGGTGTTGGCGTGGTTGGTGATACCTGCGCCGACATACCCTTTCACCTTCACCTTCGCATCGCCTGACAGCATGTAGTCAGCCATGTCTTCACGGATAGCCGCAACGTGCGCTTCCTGATCGTCAGCCATCGCGTCGAGGTTTTCCGACTGCATGCCGTTCCACTCACGCCATTCACGGCTGTAGCCAGTGTTGAAGATCGGGATTGGGTCACCAGCTTCGTCGTAGATGACTTTATCCAGTTCTTCCGGGACGTGGCCGGTCAGCGTGCGATGAACCTTGCCAGCATCACTGGAAACGCGGTACAGCGCCGCTGTCTTGCCAATAGAGATTGGCGTACCGAGGCCGAGCAGATCATCCAGCAGGCCGTTGCCTTCGTCATTACGGAAGACTCGGGTAGTGATGTTATCCACTTCACGCCAGTAGTCTTTGGAGATCAGCGCGGCTTGGTTCACTTCCAGCGCGCCGCCGTACTGGGCAGAAATGGTGCCCTGGTTGATGTTGAAGGATTCACGCTGCATCAGCAGCTGATTCCATGCCTGCTTCACCTGATTGTGCTCGGTGATCAGCTTTTTGTTGAATACGATCATGCTCATGCGGTTGCTTTCCCTGATTTGCGAACTTTCACGAGCTGAGCTTCAGCGCCAACGGTGATTTTTTCGCGTGAATAGAAGAGGACCTGGTCGGTAGCTGGCGTTGTTGCCTTGGCAAGCGTGCCGTCACCGGCAGAAACCAGGCCTTCGTTTTCCAGCAACACTTCGCCTGCTTTGACTAGCATGTGGTAATCCACAACGTCTTCGCACATGATGGCCGCGCCGGTATCACCTGCAGGAACCGAGTCGCGAATGTCACCGCCGCCGATATAGTTGTGCTGAAGAGCCAGAGCAACGCCTGCACCACCAGCGACATTGTGAACCGCCAGTTTCCCGGTGCTGTCGAGCATCACCAGTGAGCCGGGTTTCACGGCCGCCGCCATGATTGCTTCAATGACCTGTGGGTCATTCTTACGGGCCGGGCCCGCGATTACCGTATGGAAACGAGGTGCGAGAGCCATTATTCAGGTGCCTCCATGTTAAGGATTTCACTCTGAGCGCAATTCCCCTGGAATGCAGGGTTCAGACCGGTGCTGGTCTGGCACTGTGAGTACAAGTCGTTCAGCGCGTCACCGGACAGGGAGTTAACCGCTGCTTCGGTCATGAACGAGAATTTCGCTTTAACAGCGTCACGTTTGGTTTTCAGCTCGCTTTCAGCGTTCGCCTGCAGCTGAGTTTCCAGCTTGCTCAGCTTTTCGTTCAGCGGGGTGAGCGCAGCATTAACAGCAGCAGTAATCACATCAGAGTTGATCTGAGCCTGGCCCGGGTCGCCGCCACCATCTTTCTTCTGCATCTGCTGGTTGTAGGCATCCCAGACCTGATCGTCGGTCAGCCCCTCGGTTTTAACGCCTGCGGCATTGAGCGCGGCGATCATCTTCTCTTTCATCGGGTTTGTTTCTCCGTTGGTTTTGACTTCGTACTCAGTTGGTTTGCGCACGACTTCTACACGATCGCCGACAAAGACAGCCTTGCCATCATCGTCAATCAGGTACTTTTGTTTGAAATATTGCTCTCCGTCGCGATAGACGAAGCTGTCAGGCCAGATTGCTTCCGGCCAGAGATAGGAGTCTTCACCCTGTCCCTCTCGTAATCTGCAGGTAATAGCCCGGTTAATGTCGTCGAATGTGTAATTCGATGCGTTTGAAAGGTAAAACTTCACCTTATTCCACAGGCCATCTTTCATGCTGTTGGCTGCATCGATGAGGCTCGTCGTTTCAACATCCGCCTCTTGCCCGTCAGCGTTGACGAACATTCCGACACCTTCTTCAGGCGTCCCGGCTCCAGGCTCATCAAGCAGGATCGCTGTGTGCTCAAAATCAAGATTGTGAGCAACCCAGGAGTGTTTCTTTCCTTTCGACTCCCCGGCGCGCTGTTCTTTGTTGAGCAGTAGACCAGTAGAGACGTGGATTGGGTCGATATTCGCCCCAGACATCATGTCGTCAAGGCGCTGAATGAGACGCTTCCCGTCAGGCTTTGACTCTGCCACGGACTTGTTGACGTACACGTCCATAACGACTTTGTCATTGCTCTTGCTGACGTTCTGAGCCCAGGCTCCGGCGTAGTATGTGTTCAGCGCCTCTGGATCGGTCGAAGGAACATACTTTCCATTAACCATGGGATGCCCGATCGGCATCAATTTACGCTCCATGGTTTTGAAGCTTTTGTTAATCTCCTCAGCCGGGTATAGCCCGCCATTCATGACGATGTCATCCACGATCGGAACAACACCACGAATGACGTAGTGTTCCTGGCCGTTGATGGTTGTCGTTGAGATGTTGGAGGCGTTGATGGCGAGGGATTTAACGTGGATGCTGGATAATTTCACGTTGAATCCTATATGTTATTAGTTAGGACTATTCCTAACAGGCATAAACAAAATGAAAAAAATTATCGCTTCGCTATTACTCGCAGTTTCTCTACCGTCTTACGCTGTTTTCTATAATGGAAATCAGCTATCAGAGTGGAACAATGCCAGGAAAAAAGCCTTAAACAATAACGCTGAAACGGTGGATTACCTCGATGCTGGTGTGTACAGGGGGTTTGTCATTGCAACCTATAACGCCTTTCAAAATGTAACTATTTGCCCAGAGCCAGGCGTAACAGTCGGCCAAGTAGAAGACATCGTTGGCTTATATCTTGATAACCACCCTGAATTGCGGACAAAGCCCGCATCTGAACTTGCATATAAAGCCTTGGTGAGCGCATTCCCATGCAAAAATTAATTATGCTTGCCCAGTATCTGTTTTCCACTGTTTGCGCTCTTTCGCCAACTTATCCGCCAGCCCTTCGTTGAATATGCTACCGTCATCGTTAAGGAGCACCGGAATCTGGCTGCAATAGCAGTTGTACCTGTTGCCGTTCTCAGCGTAGAAGTCCCGCACCTCTTCGGTGGTGTAGACCTTTCCGTGACGGCTGGCGTGCCAGGTGCGCGTCGTTGGCTTGAGCGCTGAAAGCCACAGCAGGCCGGTATTTAGCCCCAGTCTGTCAGCGGCCCAGTCCGTTTCATTCCATTGTGCCTGCCGCAGCGCGCCGACCTGCTCAGTCTGAGCGATGGTCTTCGCCTTCGACATCGACACATCGAGGCGCTTACTGATGACGCTGGCAGTCTCGCGAGGATTCACGCCGCGCGCTACCGCATCGGTGATGATGTTGGTCAGATCGCCCCGGGTTGTGTCGCTGATGACCTTCCAGTCACTGAACGTTGTCAGCCTGGCCGCTGCCACCTGATTAAGGTGGCCGGGGCTGCTTAAAAGCTGTTGGAGCGTCGTCTGGCTGGCGTACACCTGCGACTGCTGCGAGAGGTTATTGAATGCCTCCAGCGTGCCGCGCTGCGCTTCTGCGACGACGTAATCCATCGCCCACAGGTTCTGCTCGCCACCATCCAGCAGGTAATCGTCGAGAATGCCCTGCACCGCTTCCAGCAGGTCAGCCAGTTCCTGCGCCGACATGTCGTAGATGAACTTGCCTGCGTTTACCTGGTAGAGCCGCATCTCCGCGCCGTGATCGTGGCAAAGGAAGTGCCAGTTATGGCTGTTAACCTCTCGCTCTCGCCCGGTCAGGCGCTGGTCGAAAAGAGCTTTCAGCGCTCGCTTGATGCCAAGATACCGGTCCTCGATATCCCGGAACATCGCGCTGACCTGCTTCGCCGAACGCGTTGGGTCAACCTTGCTGCGCGGAACTATCGGCAGCCCCACCTTTGCCGTCTGTTCCGGTGTCATCGGCCAGTGGATCATTGGTTGTCACCTTGTCATTCGGGTTAGGCGGTTCTTTTGGCTCTGGCAGCGGGTCAAGCCCAACAACTTCGCGCAGCTCATTGGCTGTAACAGGCGGCTCACCGCCATAGAAGCCAGTGGTTTTCTGCACGATATCGGCCAGCTTAGATGCGTTCTCGATCTTCTCT